GATAGCATCAATAGCTTCTGCGCTATCTTTTGCCTTTACAGCTTCATGTAGCTCTTCTTCTGTTAAAGGGCGAGCTGCTTTAAAGAATAGTTTTGGGGTATCGCTATTCTCGTCAAAAGCCATAGTAGTAACTACTGCAATGGATGGAGTTTTATGAGCTTTTAAGTGTTTAACATATGCTTGCATACCCATCTTACCATTTTTGGCATCACCAAAAATAGAGGTTGCGGGTAAAGACAGTTGATAAACCGTCTCCATGTCACCCTCTAAACAAACTGCTACACGCTGAGAAAACCTACAAGCCTTGGTTTCTCCCTGACCAGAACCTTTAATGTTTTGAGGGCACTCCATACAACGAGACGCCTGCATCTGATCTTTTGGTACATCAGAAGAAGGTTTTTGTGTGTCAGGCGACCAACAAGTAGGTGCGGAAGGATTTTCAGCATCGTAAGATCCTGAGTAGTAAGTACGTGATAATTTAGCAGCGTTTACAATAACTACATTTAAAAAACCATCGTTCTTAATGTTTATTTGTTCACCACCTACGATCTGGCGAAAGCGACCGCCCCGCAAACTAATTCGGCGAGATCTATTGCTATTAGAACCACCTGATAAATTATCATCAACGTCCTGTAATTGTTTGAACAGATCGCTGGATACTAAGGAGTTGCCCCCTTCAAAAAGAGTCATGTCTGACATACTGTTCTCCATTAATTTTCAGTAAGAAGGGCATCATCTTGCCCCTTTTCTTGCGCGGCTGTCAACGCCGCTTCTACATCATCAAGCCTAAACCGATATACTTCGCCGACTTTAATGTATGTATTCGCAGGGATCGCGCCTGTTTGCATCCATTTTCTAATAGTAGAAATAGATACTTGGAAATAATCCGCGACCTTGTTTATGTTTGTATACGGGGTTTCTACATCACTCATTTTTTTCTCACAGAAATAACGTACTCAGAATCCACGTTTAAACCCGAAGGCATTTGGTCTGGGTTCTCTTCAAGAAACTGTCGTACATGGGTTTGATTTAAACGCTTCTCAAAAAACTCAGGAAGATTATGATCCATGATAAATTTGTGCATAGATCCCCAATCATTTGTCCAGTAGCGCGATTTAATTGTACGGTAAAACAGGCCCGAGGATGTTTTGACGCTATCGACATTATGCTCTTTGCAATGGTCTAGCAGTGCGCGCTTTAGTTTATCCTGTTTACTCGCAAGTTTGTCATCTTCTTCAGCAAATTGTGCCTTCAATTCTGACCGTTTGGAACGTATGTTTACATACGCTTTGACCAACTTTTCGACAGTCACCGCCATCATTATTCTCCGTTTTATATTTATGTTACTGTTATATGGTAACTTATAATACTTAGTCAAGTATTTCTTTGTATAAATTTATCATTTCTGCGTGTATGTTGATACGCTCGTCTAGAAGGCGGTAAATACGTTTTTCTGCGTTCGACCCCGCGAGCTGTATAACTGTACATTTATGCTTTTGCCCTGACCTGTGGACCCTTGCATTTGCTTGCGCGTAGGTTTCCAATGAAGGTGTCGGCCCCCACCATACCACAGTGTTTGCCGCAGTAAGTGTGACCCCATGTGCCGCAGCTTGAGGTTGGATTACTAACACTTCTGGGTGTTTATCATTTTGAAAGCGGGCGAATATCTCAGTCCTTTTAGACGCAGGAACATCTCCTCGTATGATTGCTGACGTTATGCCGTCAGATGTCAGCTCTTCTACAAGCATATCGATTGTATGCTTAAATGGTACAAATATTAGTACCTTCTGACTACTCTCGTTTATAACTTCTTTAAGTGCTTGATATCTGTTTTTAATATCAAACCGCACTGTATCACCATCGTCAGTATATACAGCCCCCGCTGATATTTGTAGGAGTTTATTCATACTTATCGCAGCGTTTGTGGCGGTCACTTCTTCCCCTGCCACTTCCATAACCATCTTTTTTCTGAGCGTTTCGTAGTATTTTGTTTGCTGCTTTGTCATTTCAACAAATCGTTTCGTGTAAGTCATGTCTGGCAAATCAAGACATTCGTCTTTAGTAAAACGTATTGCTGGCTGCAACACTTTGTAAACGGTATCTTTTGCTGTTTCTTTTGGCTTCCAAGTAAATTGTGTCACTTTCCACATCACCATATCACGCCACGACCCAAAGAACCTTGGAACTGATAAGTGGTTTACCATTTTAGCTAGGCCATACGCATCAAGTGGTGACTGTGCGGCAGGAGTACCTGTCATCATCCACAGCCAATCATCTTTTCCTATGAGCTTGTTAAGGGTTTTCCAACGCTTAGTTTGCGCGTTTTTATAATGGGTAGCTTCGTCTACAATAAACAGATCAAACCCACCGTTGGCTATTTCTTCCTTCACAATGTCAATGCCATCATAATTAATTACAACGAACTCAGCGCCACTGTTAATTATCTTCTTACGCTTTTCTTTACCGCCGTAAGCAACGTCTACAGTGCGGTGCATAGCAAAAGAGAATAGATCGTTACGCCATGCGCTATCCATAATAGATAGGGGGCAAATAACTAGAACTCTGTTTACCTTCCCCTGCGTCATTAGGTAATCAGCCGCCCATATAGCAGAGGCCGTTTTACCTGTACCCTGCTCATTAAAACAGAAAGCTTTCTTATTTTTAGTAAGAAATGCAGCGGTGTCTTTTTGATGTTCGTAAGGCTTGTATTGTCCGGGCCAGTTGTAACGTCTAGTAATGGGTGACGGTGCCTTTATATTTAACCTTAATAGTTTGTGAACTTCATCAAGTCCCCAGTTTACGATAACTTTATTCATAGACAACTCCCTGCTTTTAGGGATTATTGTCGTGATCTGTTTAGGATTACGGACATTTAGCAGTAACGCTTTATCCCTTATAATTTCCATACTGTTCTCCGTGGTAGTGTTTCACTACCGTTTCTTCTTGGGACTGCTCATAGCACCGCCAGAGGCTCTATTTTTCTTGCGGCTTTGTACTTTTACACCGTCTTTATTTTTGCCGCCCTTGCTGAGTGGTTTTTTGTGCGCGATATCTTTACCTTCACGCTTGTCGGCTTTGCCGTTCTTGTTGGCATCCTTGCCAGTCTTATCCATTTTACGCCGCGCACGTTGCCGCTCCATGCGATCCTCGTGTTCACCTCTTTCTTTTTGTTGCTTATATTCTTTTTTGTACGGTCTTGGTTTGTTTTTGTAAGGCATTAGTTATTCCCGTTATGTGGACATTCTAAAACTTTGCAGTGGCGTTTGCACAAACCAGAAGGACGTGGATTCCAAACATCTGTGTCAAACGCTTTCTCCATTCTACCATAAACTCCCAACCATTTCTCCCAAAGATTAGGCTCAGAAGAAATTTCATACTCTTCTTTTATCAACTTGTTCGCTACTACAAATAGTAGTCCAGCCTTAACTTTTTTAACTTCGGGGTAATGTTTAAATATTGTCAGGGCCATAAGCTCAAGCTGACCTTTATCTGCATACCGTGCAGACTTACCTGTCTTATAATCTATTACCCACGCAATTTCAGCTAGCACATCTACAATTATTAAATCCGCAATGCCCCTAAACCAAACACGATCATTAAAGAAACCGCATGGTTTTAAATCAGCCGTTAGACCTAACTTCTTTTCACATATCTTAACGCCACGCTTGTTGTTCAAAGCGTCAAGGGTGGCTCTAATAAACTCAAATTGTGGGGGTAATGCGGTACTCGACCCAATATAATTTTCACATGCTTTGTGAAACTCAGTGCCATATCGCATGGCCTCAGTTTCTTCAAAAGGATATTGTTTTAATATCTTTTCATGGTAGAATTGTTTTGGGCACGTTTCAAAAGCTTTAGCTTTACTAAACGACCAAGGTGCTATGCTCACTCACAATCTCCGTATGATTTACCTGTGCCGCTCTCGCAATCTACAGGTAGGCCCACTGCCCAGTCAGGCGTCCATCGCATACAATCCTCAATAAACGCTTGAGCTTCGGGTACTTCTTCATCCTTCACACAGCAAACAATCGAGTCGTGTACGGTAAGCACAACCTTGCGTTTCTTACTTATTCTTAACATTTGCTCACCTATAATACAACGTGCTAGTGCTTGGCACACGTTCTCAATTACCTTACCGCCGTATATTCTAGTACGCCCACGTCGAGTTTTATAACTATACTCAAGACCTTTTTCACCTTGTTCACTATTTAGATTATCATAAATAATACTAAGGCCATTAGGCATAACTAATGAACTGCTATCTCCCGATACCTTAACAACGCCCTTTCGACCAAACATAGCAGATCTACCATTGGTAAGCTGCTGCACCATGTAATGGGCATCGCGCCATACCTTACTAATTTTATAGTTAGCATCGCGGTAAATTTTTATAATTCTTCTTGCTTCGTCAGGTGATACTTCATACCCAAACGTCTTTAATTGTGTGCCAAACTTCTCAGCCCCCATGCCGTAGCCTGCGCCAAGGATAGTAGTTTTACCTACAAAGCGTTGATCTTTCGTAACGTCCTCTTCTTCACAGCCATATATACGTGCAGCCATTTTTATGTACACATCCTCACCGTTTGCGAATGCAGTTGTAAGATCATCTTGCTCTGCAAACCATGCCAGAACTCTAGCTTCAATCTGCGCGCTGTCTGCATCTATGAGCGTATAGCCTTCGGGAGCAACCAATGCTTTTTTCAGCTTCTTTGCATTTGGCCCACGGCTCGGTAAATTTTGTAAGTTTATCTTATCGGCCCCACCCCATCTACCTGTGTGAGCGGCGTAGTATCTAACAGGGACCGGGAGAAGTCCACGTTTACTAATAGATATAAACCTCTCGGTGCGTGTTTCCTCTAAGGTACTTTTGCTACCCAAACGTGCGGCGACTAAAGTTTGTACCCTGTCATCTTCATGTTCTTGTAAGGCTTTAAAACCTTCATCAGCTTTGGCTAGGGCGTATGTCTGCTTGCCTGTAGTTGGGCTTATTTTCATGGGTGGTTCCACACCAAGCTCTCTCAGCATATCGGCGAACTTAGGGTTTGACATCAAATCTTTTTTGTCGGTGATATTTGCGTCACGCAATAGTTTGTCTTTGCGTTCACGAGTGTCTTCTAAATGCTGCTCAAGCAATCCTAGATCCAAATCTAATGTGGGTTCAATGAACATCCGTAGGGTTAAATCAATCAACTTTAATTCTTGTCGGGGGAACGCTCGCCCCATAATCCTAAATAAATTATAAGTTAAATCTACATCGTTTTTTCCATATTCGCCGTAGCTCGCAAGCTCTTGTACAGTAAAATCAGATTGACGTTTACCTTTAGCATTATTAACTTCTGTGCCTTTAACACCTACGCCGTAGCGTTCCGCTACCGCTTTTAAAGAAGCACTT